GTCCTGGTGAAATTTCAATGAAATGTCCAGAACAAAATTCCACTTCATGTGGTGATTTTCTCAAAATGAGTTTTGCATCAAAACCAAAACTCTCGTATTGGTTTACAGGCATTTAACAAATTGAATTTGGTATTCAATAATTCAAAATCTAGCGGAGGTTGACTACTGACCTTTGGATTCTTAGTTCTGCAGATTTTGGTATGACCTACTGGCAATTCTAACCTATGTGTACGTAAGAATTCTTTGAGGTGTTCTAATTCAACAATTTGCTTGTTGTTGACAAGTGCCACACTGCATATGGCGAGGTCTGTATTGACATTGATGTTGGTATTGTGCGGTGACTCAAAAGCGGTGGTCAAGTTGTAAGAATCGACCAAATTTAAATTGAGTCCAGAGTTAATGTTTGTCTGTAAGAGAAAGTCAGCAATGTCCTCATAATAAGGAATGCCTTTGTACAGAACTTTATACATCATGCCCAAACTTTTGTAATAATGGGCGGTCCAACCATGTCGTAAAATATCCTCATTTATGCATGTGGTTAAGGATTTCAATATTTTGTCCAACTTTTGGACATACGTGTAGTGTCCTGGTGAAATTTCAATGAAATGTCCAGAACAAAATTCCACTTCATGTGGTGATTTTCTCAAAATGAGTTTTGCATCAAAACCAAAACTCTCGTAATAATTGAGAAAAGTACAAAAACGAGGCACAGACATGTAACTGTCATCGCCTTTTAAAACAAAAGAAAAAGTTTTACAATTTACATATTTACAATTGTCAAATTGACAATGAGGACAAAAATTTTTGATCAAGAAGTATTGAGTGGATATGTAGTTTAAAATGCCATTCCCTAGAGATGTGTCCATATCGCCAGAGCCTCTGCAGTATTCAAAAGTAAATTTGACTCCAGAGTTAGTTTTACCGTTTTTGTGTAACTTAATGGCGAACAGTTCCCGCAAGAATTCAAGATGTTCAGGCATTACAAGGCTATACACCATGTATTCCATATCCAAGACCAATTTACGCTGAGAAGCCTCATATTTTGACATGTCATTTTCGATAAACCACTCTCCAACCAATTTCGAAAATTTCTCCCCACAAGCAGCATAATCACACGCGTTTGCTACTTGTGGCAATTTGAAGAATGCTCTTTCAATTGGCTCTATTATTTGCGCATAATACAAGTTGAATTTTGGGTTACGACCCATGATCATGCGCGGTGATTTTCCCTCTTCATAATACCTCTCATTTTTAACGAAAGCTGAAATGTCTGAGTCGCGGTTTACATCAAAACCGTTTTTGATGATGCTGTTGTATGCATTAACATACCTTTTGCGTAAAGGTCCCTTCTTATTGAGTATAAATTTGTCTTTGTCGAAAGGTTCGATGAGATTCTTAATCTTAGCTGCCAAATCCTTAATTATCCTGTTGATTAATCCGTGGTCCAATTTTCGACACCCATTACTCTTACAATGAGCGCCGTCTAGCCGTTTTTGCCAGTCTGAAGGGCGACAACTATCTCGTTCCACATGTTGTTCATGAGTGGAGCGTGATGTATCAGACTGGGTGGGGTCCAACCCGCACATTTGTTCGTCCCTATGACTGCGGCACTTTTCGCAGTCTTTTGGATGCCAGTGCTTACCGAGGATAGGCTCGGGAGTTTGTTTGAGATAACGTTTCTGCAATGACTCAATGACGTTGTGATGGCATCCTTGCATAACGATGATTGTTGGGTCCCGGACGATAGTATTTGGGAAACTCCAGCAGAGATAGGTTCTTTTAATGCAGACGCGGTGTAGGTCAACTGTTCTTGGGCCAAACCTAACGCTTGCAGACTTCCACTCTGCAATATGTCCCAATTTGTTCTGTACACTTTTCCCAGGACCCACATATAGAGTCGGATTGGTACAGAGAGCAGTTTGCGTCTTAAAGTGGGCGATAGGCAACCTAGGGCCACCGCCACTGCGTAGATCACTTTGTATGGGTTGGCTTTTACGAGCTCCCCAGCCCTTCGAAAAACCGACCATATAAAGTTTAAACCCCAGTTTCGATGTTCAGTCTTCTGGGCAGTAAGCATATCATGAACGCCATCATCAACCGCTTTCTGGATTGTTGCCCAGAATGTGTTTACAAATGTGGGGCTGGAGCGTTCAGTTACTGAGATCTCGCGCTCATCGATGTAGCGCAGAGCAAGAGCGCGCATGTGTGCGAGTGCTACACCTCGTTTAAATTGGCCATCAACGACATAGTCGACGCTACGGTGTAGTCTCAAATAATTATAGAGGTCACTATTAAATAGTTGACCCGTCGGAATATGTTGATTGCTGATACCACAAAGATCAGGGTTGTGGTCAGAACCAGGAGAGAAGTGGGGTTTATTAAATACCGTGAGTAGGCGACGGTACCACTCACCCCAAGATTCTGCTTCAACTG